CTACTTCAATAGAACCGTCACCCCATAACTCTCTATTTAATCCAGGAACTACCGGTACAACCTTTCTGATTTCCGTGCCTCCTAATGATCCTGGTTGCCACTCATCTGTTTCTCGAAAAATATATCCAGTTCCAGCAATGTTTTTATTTCCAACATGTACATTTACAGAATCATCAACATTCTTTTGAATCGTATAATCGTAAATGACACCATTAATATCTAATCCAGGAGGTGTCGGCAAGACATTATCCATACTCCAAGAATGACCGCCTGACGCAGCATTACCTGTTACACCGTAATATGGTGTAATACTATCAGAGTAAGAATAAGAGGCCCATGAGAATGCCACCAAAGCTAATAGCGTCTTCTTTAAGATCTTGAGTCTCCTCACTAGTGTATTTTTCCTTTTGCGTTTCTTCATGAGATTCCCAGCCAATTTTTGCGGCTTCACCAATCTGACCTTCGTAAGGACAAGGAGTTCCAGCCATCATCATAGCATCAAATACTTTGTCATCTTGACACATTACGGAAACAGCTGCAACCTTCATTCCCATGTCGTATAAAGTTTTTGCGTTTTTAAGTCTCAAACAATTTTGTTCAGTAAATGTAGTACCGGCTGAAATACCTAGAATCTGTGTCTGGACTGCACCAGCTACGCCAATTGTGCATAAATCACTATTACTATTTGAGCCAAGTTGTGGCGAAATAGCAGATGGTGGAGGTGATTTAACTGTTGTCTCCATATTTCCATTTGTAGTCACTGTGCTATTTGTCGTTGACTCTGTTTGAATAGTTTCAGCATTTGCTATACTAATTACAAATATCATCACAAGCGACATAAACCACTTAAACATTAAATCTCCTATAATTTTTTACTTTTTAGTGATAATAATTTATCATTAAAGTTTGTGTTTGTTTTCTTAGGCTCAGGCTCAACCTCAGTTTTTTGTCCTAATCTTATTGTTAAAGACTGAATTCGTAATTTCAATCTATCCATATTTCCATCAAACGGAGGTAAATTTAATTTTTTTCTCATTGCTGCAATCTTTGATTTAATATCACTCATACACTTCAATCCCTAAAGCTTCTGGATTTGTATAAATTGGCTTACAATATGAAGTCACTCTATCTCTAGGATCGAGAAAATCTCTATATCTGTAATTGCCATATCTTTTTGATACTTGTTTAGCAAAATAATTGCATCGATTGATATCATAAAAATACATATCATTTGAAATCAAACGTCTATCTTCACCAACTCCTAAATAAACCATTAGTAAAAATACGTGCATCATTGTTTTTTAACTAAATGAGCTGTCGTAAATATAGTAGCAAGATTTAACAATGTCACTCCATCAATAAAGAGTGTTTAAAATTATTGACCATCTCCATTAGTTGAAATTTCATTTAGAGAAACACTCTTATCAGCATCGTCTTTTACGGCTTTTTCATAATAGACAATGATTTCTGTTTGTTGATTCACAAAACGCCTAATATCAGCAATATTAAGAGCAAGATTTTCATAATCATTAATGCTTAAAGCTACAAAAACTAAATCACCATGAATTTCAGTAAATTCAGCAATAAACTCATCAATATTATTTGCGTTGACTACATAAATTTTTGTATCAACTAGTTGGAGCGGTTTCGGTCTCGCTACTATCGGAACTGTTGTTTTCTGTATCTGTGTTACTGTTACTATTTCCTTCTCTGGAGCGCTGCAGCCAGTCAGGAATAGGATACTCATTAACATTCCCAGTATCAGACATGAACTCGCGCCAAAGTTTTGCAGTTGCGCCATTCATTTTACCTTCTAAGGTTTTTGGATCTTTTATTGCATCACCAACTAAATCAAGTTGTCTTAATTTATTACGAAGATCGTCTCCGTAAGCTTCTGCTTTTTGTAATGAAACTTGAAGTTCACTATTAAGTTCTGATACCTTAGCTATGTCATCACGTAAGGTATTAATGCTAGTTTCAGCAGTTTGAACCGCAACTTCAAGTTTAGAGTTGTTTTCACGCAAAGTAGCAATACGAGCTTGAGAATCTTGGTAATACCAGTAAAATCCTCCACACATCGTAGCCATTATTGCGCTCATAATTATTGCAATTTTTATACCCATATGAATAGTATAACTTAATAATTAAGAATTGCAAATGGTTTTAATTTTTATGTATTAAAATGACGAAAATCTGACAGTGTCAATTTTTTGACACCTCAAATGTCAAAATTTTGTAAAGAGAAGTTACCCTCATAATCTTCAGCTAAAAAGGTACAATCTTTTACCCAATTACCACAATTCATATAAACATCATCAATCTTTGGACGATGAGTGTGACCACAAATAACTCCGTCCCACTGCTCACCTTTGCGACGTAGACGACGTTCAGTAGAACAAGTGCGAATGTATCTGTGCACTGATTGATTTTCGGGTTTTTCACGATAGAAAAAATCTGTTATTCTAGCTAACAGATTGATAGGGGCGGGAGGTATTTTCATCCAAAAGTCATATTTGTCACCGTGTGTAACAAATATTTTGCGACCAGAGATAGATTCATAAATGTAATGATCACAAAACTCTACGTTACCAAAATTAAAGGGATCTTTTAAAAAAGGTCTAATAAAATCATCATGGTTTCCTGCGATATAAATAACCTGACGAGTTTCAGAAAGTTTTAATAGTTTCCTGAGCACTTCAGTATGAGTTTTAGTCCATTTTTGACCACGGCGAAGAGCCCAACCATCAATTATATCACCAACAAGAACTATTTGTTCAAACTCAACCTCATCTAAGAACTTTAGAAAAGTTTTAGCTTTAGATTTTTTAGTGCCAAGATGAAGATCAGAAATAAAAACTGTAGGATACATAAATATTAATACCTTTCGTATTTGTAAGCATTATAGCATGTAAATGTTACAGTTTTATTATGTATTTTTTTTATGAAAGTGCTCTCATGCGTTGCACAAGCCTGTCGGCTCTTTTAGTTACTTGTCGATACCAACGAGAATCTACCATTTCATCAGCAGCACAATTCCAATCACGAGCATCTACACCGGCTTTCATTCCTTTAAATTTGGACAAACGAGGGCGACCCATGTTAAACATCATATTGGCTATGATTTGTTTAACTTCTTCTGGCAGATCGTCAAAGTCTGGGTAAAGTAGCTTGCATTCAGACAATGTTGTTTGGATATCTTGTTCGAAGGCTTCAATGCATCTATCGGCATCGATTGGTGTCCCGACTGGTAATCCATGTTCGGGGTCGTTTTCAGTGACCAGATGACCAATACCAAAAGTAGGCAAGCCAAGATGATCAAGATAGATTTCATGTACTACTCCCTCATCAATTTCTAGTTGTTCTCTTAATTTTTCAATATTCATTAGTTATATCCTTTCTTTTCATGGAGATTTTTCATATAATAATCTTCACGATTTTGATCCATGTCATTTACTTGTTTTGTCATGGTTTTCATATGTTGTTTATCTAATACAGTAACTTTTTGAGTCCAATTGTCTCTTTTTACAGGAATTACTTGGCACATAGGAGTGCCCGCAGGTATTACTACAGGTGGACCTCCTGGCTCTAACTCAGTGTGTAGAAAAGGGATATTAACAACATTATGATAAACATCAGAGTCTACTAACCCAGTTAAAGGAATAATAGGAGACTCTAGTTTGTTAACACAAGGTAAATATAAAACAGAATAATCTTTGGGTGTTTCGATAACCCAAGGATTCATATATTTAAGAATAGTCATATTTTCAAAAGCTGATCCTTTTACTTGAACCGAAGGATGAGTTTCAATAGGCTTCCAAAGATTTATCAACTCTTCATGTTTACTATCAATAAAAGGTAAATGGATAGTACCATCTTCCATGAGCTGAATAACAACATCCATATGCATTAACATGGTATATCCAGCGGCCATTGCGTCTAAAAACGGCATACAACGTTTCACTGAAGATATTGTGCCTAATGTTTTATCTTCAACTTTTGGATGAATGTTTTTAAACCACGGTGCAACAACTTTTTTAGAAGCTACAGGAGGAAGTATAATTTGGTCTGGTAAAGGTTTTACCAAATGGAATTTTATTGTTTTGCTTGTCGGCATGATTATGTGTTCGATTTAATAAATGAATCAGGAATATCTTCCTGATTATGATTGTTTATTCTACCACACTGACAAGTGTCACAGTAACATTTTTCACAATCTGGTCCGTAGCAATGGCACCGATGACCACAATTTTTACAATAGTGTTCTTCTTTAAGCATCATATCACCTCTAATGATTCTAATGAACAGTTTTCACCGCGAATAGAAACCCAAGATAGCTCTTGAATTAATCTTGAATACCACATTTTATCATACTGATTGCTAGCTTTGTCTCTGTCTTCTTTTAATTGTTCTATTCTCATTGAGACGTAATCATCAGTTGATAAAGTTTTTCTTCTTCTCATGCTGCTTCTCTATTGAGTAAAGGGTTTGTCGGACTTGTTTTCATAAACTTACCCCACTCTGAGTAATAGTGTCTCATACCAACCTCATCGTGAATTGTTTGATTCTCATGTCTACCATGTAAAATATGACGAGCCTCAGTGCCCTCTCGCATTGTTGTGCCTTGACCTGCAACTCCTATAAGATCTTCATGTAAGTTACGACCGAATGGTCCCCAAATACTATTATGATGTTTCATTCGTGTTCGTCTTTCTTCAGGTGTATCTTTGCGTAGTCCATATCCTCTAAACTCTATAAGCACCCGATTAGGTCCTAAAGGAGTAACTGTATCACTACGGTAAGCACTTCCACGTAAGTTAAAGTTATAGCCAGGAAACAAGTCAACCATATACCACTGATTTGGTGGCAGAGTAGGAAACGATAATTCGCCACGATCTTCAAATCCATCATACTCTTCATAATTAACAGTAAAACTGCTAACATTAACATGTCCATTTTTAAATGGAATGTTTTTTCTGGCAAAATATTCATCATTAAAACCACTTACTCTGTTAAAGTAATGCATAAAATCATGATAGAATTCACTGTTTGTATCATGCCATAATTTATAGTTTGTATCGATGATTGCTTTATGATAGTGAAAAACTTCTAACTCTTCGGTTTCAATAGCATCTGTAATACAATCGAACGCACCCGCAGTCCACTCTTCTACAGATTGTGTTGGATTTGGATTTAGAGTGACCCATACCATCTGACCGTGTTTTACTTCACAGTGTAGTAATTTTCCCTTATGTGGTGTGATATAATCTATTGTTCCACTTGTTCTTTTTTCACCCATATTGATGTATGCCCTAACACCATTAGCTTCGTTAACGGCAATAACATCAACACCTGCTATTGTTGTTGTCCGAAAGTTATTTGGCTCACGCATCTCACTGATGTGACAAATTGGAACCCATACTTTACTAAAAATCATCTCTTGTTCTTGTTCAAAAATTTTATGAGATGAGTAAATCTCACTACTAACATATTCTACATTTGGCTCTTTTAACCATTGATTGTGATTACGAGGTGGCATTTATATCCCTTTCCATATTAGCGTTTTTTTAATCCTTTTGTGTGTTTTTGACTTTTTGGAGGACGCTTTGAATCCGCAATTCCATCATTCTTTGTAGGTCTTGGATTCCACAACACTTTATCAGCCCAGAATGCAGCTGACATTTTTCCTCGCTTGATGTTTCTTGCATGTCTTGCTTTAAATGATTTACGCGCTTCTGGAGAGTAGTTATGCCCCATTGAAGCTGCTCCAAAGTGGATGAGGCGAACTCTATCCCCTTCTTTTGCAAGCACCATACCTTTTTTGTCTGGTTTACTTGATCTTTTTGGTTTGTTGAATCCATCAAATTTAGTTCCTCTGTATTCTATTTTACCGTTTGGTAAGCGTTTTACTCCTGGATATTTTGACATTTTTTATATCTCTCTTTAATCTCATTAATAATTTGCCACTGTCTATGCGTAAGTTGTGGATATTTATTCTGTGCATTTATACATCCAAGTATAAAGTCTTTTTCAGCATCCGTCAAAGATTGTTTCTCAAAAAAGTCTTTCAATGGTTTTTTAATTCGACGAGTCATTTAAAAATCTATGTCTTTACCTTTATGTTCCCATGTATTATACCTTGTAGGGTCTTCATGAGGTTTTTCTTCTGGTATTTCATATATAAATGGATCTAACTCTGTTAGCTGTTTTTTGCGTTTTTGAAATTCACGTTCAAACTTCCAGTCTGAGTACTTATTTAATAACCAATTGATCATATTGATTTCTCCTATTTTTTAATAAAGGTAAAAAGGGCACGGCATTTTGTTCAAATATAATGGGATCTGCACTATCAATTGTCATTATAATTGCAATATCTCTTATACCAGTTCCATACATTTCGTTATGAGCAACTGCATATGCACATCCTTGAATATAGTAGTCTGTAATTTGTTTAGTAGATTTTTTCTTTTTAGATGTCTTAAAGTCAATAATAGT